CTATTGCCGCATCTGCAAATCGCAGGACTGCCCCGGCTGTGATGAGCCAGAGCAGGAAGAAAAGGAACCGGAGATAGACGAACCGACGCAAGCCGAAAAAGATGCTGATATAGACGGATACAATTACGAACACGGGACTGATTGGTGACGACGTGTTTAAAACTAGATGGCTGATTGTCAGCCATCAAAACGAGAGGGCAGAAAATGAAAAAAGCAAACGCGAAAAAAAAGGCGACTGGAAAAAAGAAAATATACATGGTCCGTAGTTACGGGGCTGGTGTTTTCTTCGGCGAGATTGTCGATCGCAAGGCGGAGGTGAATGGTGTGAACGTCGAAATGAAAAACGCTCGGCGCGTGTGGTTCTGGAAGGGGGCGGCAACGTTGTCGCAATTAGCTGTCGATGGGACTAGCGTTCCGAACGAATGCAAATTCCCATGCGCAGTGGAGTTCCAAAAAATCAACAACGTAATCGAAGAAATAGAGATGACAGACAAGGCAGTCGCATCGCTTAACGGAGTCCCAGTGTGGAAGCACTAAACGGCTACGGCTCAGGCAACGGCTACGGCTCAGGCTCAGGCTACGGCGCAGGCTACGGCGCAGGCTCAGGCGCAGGCTACGGCGCAGGCTACGGCGCAGGCTACGGCTCAGGCAACGGCGACGGCAACGGCTCAGGCAACGGCGCAGGCGCCGGCAACGGCTACGGCTACGGCAACGGCTACGGCAACGGCTACGGCTACGGCGACGGCTCAGGCTACGGCACCGGCAACGGCGACGGCGCAGGCGACGGCGACGGCGACGGATACTGAAAATAAACTGGGCCATCGTAAAATCAGATGGCCCAGTTCGAATGCGCTGGATAGGCCACACAGGATAGTCCAAAACAGAGCGTGGAGCCTAAAGTAATTCAGTAAATACCCATGACCAGAGAAAACCACGGACAAAAGGTTTCGGCCGCCTTATTTGCGCCGTGGCGGCCAAGGGCCGAATGTTCCACGAGGGACACAAAAAAGTGTTATTTAGTGGCCAAACAAATAAATAAGTGTTACAAGGCGGGTATGAAACGAAACCGAGGAATAACTCAAAACGAGATAGCCATTTTATTCGCGTTGTGTCCGGAGGATATTTTCCCGCCGACGATGCGCGAATTATCTATTGAGTCACACGTTGCGTCCGGCTCAATTCGCGCTTCGCTTCGGAGGCTCGAACGATTTGGGCACGTTGAAATAATGCCTAACCGGTCACGAGGGTTCCGCATAACTCCCACAGGGCGCGAATACGTCCGAACTCTGAAGAAGGCATAAACCATGGGCGCAAGGGAAAACTCGATACAAACTGCGTGCCTTAAGCGGCTCGGGTATCAAAGAGGAATACTGATATTCGGGCGCGTAAACAACAATGCCGTTTTCGACAAACAGCGCGGATGTTATCGCGCATTCGCGGGCATTCGCGGCATGGCTGACTGTCTAGTGTGGGCTGAACTGGGAGTGTTCCCGCACGGGACAATGGCCGCATTAGAATTCAAGACCGGGAACGGGCGTGTATCAGATGAGCAACGGAACTTCCTCCAAAAGGTAGCTCAATCAGGAAACACAGCCGCCGTTATCCGGTCATTGGATGACCTGGAAAAGCTATTGAACAAAAAAGAACTAGTATATGAATCAGATGGGGTTTACTTCGGATAAATGACTGAGCAGGGCTTGGAGGCTTTTTGAACCTAACCCCCCCCTCAAATAGCGCCGGTTCGAGTCCGGCCCCTGCACCCACTCAAACAAAAAGGAGTAAAAATGAAATGCGCGCCTAAAAAAAAATCCACTAAGAAGCTTGCGCCACAAAAAAAAGCAACCGAAACACCAACACCCGCAATTAAAAAGCTCGTTCCTTTGCGCCGGGCAATCGGAATGTAATTGTGATTAAACGCATAGGGAGCCGTGGGCCAATTCCTAAATATGACTATGAGGCTCTCTACGAAGAGTTCGTTCACGCACGTTCTATCGGCAAGGTTAAAACGCTGGGCGAGTTCGCGGCGCTAAGCAAGCTGAACAAACACAAGCTTTCCCAGCGTTTTTCCGAAATAAAACGTGACATCCAGATGAAAGAGTTCCGCCGTAAAAACCCAGCGCTCTTGCTTGCCGCGCAACGTAATATTATTAAGGCTTTAGAAACAGGCAATAAAGACAATGACTATCAAGCGCGGATAAGCCTAGAGGCGCTTAAAATCATTGCAGACCGTGAGGGACTATCCCCACAAGCGAACATAATCAACGTAAAGGCCGAGGCGACTACGGCGACTGGAATATTTATCGCGCCCATGTTTTCGGCCAAGCAAGATAACGACGATTTGAAATCTTTCTTCGGCGGCGATGCAAATGACAACGGGACTAATGACGCAATTGATGACGATGATGGCGGCGAATAGCATTATTGCGCTGTGGTACATTCGCTTTGCAGCAACGCCACAAGATAGAGACTTCACGCCGTATGCTTATCCTGCATTTTTCAGGACACGTTGGCTGGATGACGGGCACTGTGACATTAAGCCGCCATTAATTCATTGGTTGTACAAACTAGTGATGCCACGCAATAAGATTTTTGGCATTGGTGAACGTGTGCGCGTCCTACCTATGTTTGGCGCAATGGTGGCCTGTGTGGCGTTGTCGGTCATCAATCCATTTGGGGCTGTACTGCTGGCCGTGATGCTTGCAAGCCCGACACTGTGGACGCATATGGCTAACACTGAGTGGCTGACGACGGCGATATTAGCCATGGCCGCATTAGCTGGAGCTAAGGGTAGCTATGCTGTGTCTGCATTATTTATCGGGGTATTGCCGTGGGCGAATCAAAAGAATGTTTTCATCGTCCTCCCAGCTGCGTGGGCGTGCGGATTAGGTGGCAACATAGACGGACTTGTTTTGGCCGCGTTGGTGGCACCGAGTGTTGCGATTCTAGGGTATATCATTACGACAAAAAGAATCATCGAAGCCTACGTATGGCTAATTGCGGTTCCGGCGGCGTTCGGGAAAACGCGCACAATAAAAAAGAACATCCTATCTGCATCTACCCTGCTTGTGCCGTGCCTTACGCTGCTCGCGCCAATTGTCGCTGGATGCGACCTCACAAACAAATGGATGCTTGTTGCCGCCGTGATGCTGGCCGCGATGGTGTGGAGCAAGCAGATAGTGCCTCACCACTTCATAGCGTTGTCTTTCCCTTTGGCTATATCTGCGCGCCCAAGCGTTGCAACCATCCTAGGCCTAGCTTTGGTGTGGGCAGTCCGTGACGGAATATGTTGGTGGAAGCCGCAATTAGTCTACCGCTTCACTTTTGCTGGTGGTGGAGGGAACTACGGTGATATGATGGCCGATTGCAAAAAAATCGAAAAAATGATCATGGAAAACACAAGCGAGGACGAAGTGATATGGGTTAATGGGATGGAAAATCAAATCTATCTGAACACTCACCGCAAAGCGTGGCGCGTTGAGATTCCAGAACTACCGGGCCTTCCCGAAGGCGAGGCACCACGCTATATCGTGCATTGCCCGTATAGCGCCAAGCAATTCGATTACTCAAACTATCGTCCAGCGTTCGTGTCGACGTCTGGAGCGCACACACTAATGGAGCGGAACTAATGGACGCCAAACAGATTGCATCGGAGCTACTGGACAGTAAGAAGTTCAACGATTCTGTGCGCGTGATTGCGGAGCGGTGGCGCAAGCGTGATTTCAGCGACGACGAGCGGTTAAAGAGCGTCATTGGAATCGTGGACAGCGTTATGGCGAAGTGTGCAGATATTGCAGGTGGGCCAGCTTCAAGGGCCGCCCGTGTCAGTGTCGATAAAGTGGCAGAGGGTGAAAGGCAAGAACCGCCTAAGCTATATGATATGAGTGATAATCACGATTTACCTTTTGACCCGTTTAAGTCGATGGAACTAAACGCTGAGCAACTGCGCGCCCAAGCAGAGGCCACAAAAGAGCCAGAGCCTGCAGATGTGATGACAGAACACTTGAATATGCTGAAGGACGCAATCGCAAAGCTACCGCCCCACGGAATTGGCGCGGATGTACGGATGTTGATGAATGCTGACTGGAACGCTGGAAACGCGCATTTATTTTTCCGTGAGGTGCCGTACCAATTGCATAACGAGGGCGTAAAATTCGTGAAGCAGGGAAACAATTTCGCGTGGGAAGTGAAGGCAACCCGCATCGGATGAGTAGTATATCATCTATTCTCGATTTCACGGACAAGCCGCAACAGCGAGCTTTTTTCTTTGACCGCGTGAATAAGTGCATCGGAGCAGGCGGCGGATTCAATTCTGGCAAGTCATACGCCATGTTGGCGAAGATACATCTGAACCTTGAAGTGTACGCCGGAAGCATGGCAATTATCGGACGTAAAACATATACGGCACTCGAAAAGTCTATTATTCCATCGTTCGAAGCGATCGCATTGCGGCGCAATGGCGGGAGCTGGAATGGACCTGTGATAAGTAAGTTCGCGGATATGACAGTATCGTATGCAAACGGTTCAAAGCTTTGGTTTGTCACGTTCGATGACGTCCGAAAGGTACGCGGCCCTAATGTTGCATTTGTTGGCATCTCACAGGCCGAGGAAGTAGCGCACGAATTTTTCCTTGAGCTGAAGGGCCGTTGTAGACAGTGGAACCCTCAATCAATAGCGGAGTACAAACAACGTTATGGCGCGCAATTGATGAGGTCATTAGGGTATATTCCAACACCATACAATCAATTGATTTGCGAAATGAACCCTGCGCCAAATTGGGTGAAGCAGGAATTCATTTATAACAAGGCAGGGACAAACAAGTTCTACGATATCCCGACAACGGAAAACAAAAAATATCACGCCGACGGGTGGATGGATGACCTTAAGCGGTCGTATTCCACCGAACTATATAACAGGTATATCAATGGTTCGTGGGATACGTTCGGCGGCATGGTATATCCTGAGTTCGACATCGAAAACGTCCACGGAATCAGCGCGCTAACGATTCCCGATCATTGGCCGCGCATTGTCGGATGGGACCACGGGTACAGGAACCCAACGGCTATTGAGTTTGGAGCCGTTGACGAAATGGGTAATATAGTTTTCTATCGCGAGCATTACCGTGACCATATGACAGTGAAAGAACACGCCGAAGCGTTTAAGTTTTTAGCTGGTAGCGATAAGCTGCCAGTGGGGAACAACGAAAAGTTTTTAGTCTATCTAGACTATGCCGTGAAGGGGAATTACGACGGCGACGGGAAAACGATTTGGGACCAGTACAACGAGCTAGGGATATTTGGTCTTAATCCGGACAAGGATGTTCAATTCGGAATTAACATGGTCAAAGAATACTTGACGCCCGACCCTGAACGTCCGTTCCCCAATTGGCATCCAAAGCGCGGCGAGAAAGGAAGCCCGAAACTATTTATCGTGCGGCCCCAATGCATCAATTTAATAAACGAGCTGCAAACGTATCAATGGGAAGAAATGCGAGAAGGTGCAGAAAGGAACGCGAGAGAAGCGCCACGAAAATTCAATGACCACGCGGCAGACGCTATCAGGTATGCCGTAGTAGCGATAGGTAAGCAGATGGCACCTTGGATTGTGGCAGCTCAAACGCCAGAGGACCACGGGGCAGAGCGGGAACGCTATTTAGCCAAGACGGCCTTTGAGCATTCAGCCCCGCGCAACGGGGATTACTTCGCGGAGGAATACTATTGACTAACGCCGACAAAATAGTTAGCCTCACACAAGAAGAAGAAAATGTTCTAAGATTGTTTCGGGACGCGAAGAAGGCGAGGTATTCCGTCCTAGTCATAAAAATACAGGACGGGAAGGCTGTACACGCTGAAATAACCAGCCAAATAAAGTTAGCTTAGACTGCTGACTGTAGCCACAGAGGCAGGATACCCAAAGCGGGAATCCTGCCTTTTTTTTATTGGTGACCCTTGGAACCAATCTATAACAACAATGAGCCGCCCAAGCCATCGGATTTAGGCACCTTGTCGCAAGACCAAAGTGGCGGTGGAAGTGGAATTGTTGCTTTGCCTGACGGCTTGACCGAACAGGCAGTGATTGCGTTTGCGAAGGCACGCAATTCGGCGTGGGATGCGTGGTTTGGGCCTAAGCTGCGATTAATCGAAGAAAATAGGACGCTTTGGCGCAATCTGAAGACGAGTCAAGTGTCGAATAGGGCCAGTGCGCAGATTCCGATGGCCGTTGCTTACGGAATCGTTGAGAGCGTTGATGCGCGTCTAAATAACACGTTGATGAATCGTCCTAAATTCGTTGAGGCCGTGGCTGAAGAAATTTCGTCGGCTGACAAGCAACGAATTGTCGAAGATTTCGTTAATCAAGAGCTAGTACATAAAATGCGCAAGCCTACGCACGGCAAGGCGTGCATTAAAGCGGCCTTGCTGGATGGGTACACTATCGCACGCAGTGTTTGGCGAATGGAGCCAGTAGAAAAGACTGAAGCTATTTATGCCCAAGACCCTATTACTGGCGTCAAGATGTACATGGGTGAAAATGCTAGTGTGACGATGAAGGAAGGTTGGGACTTCGAGAAGAAAAGCGCTGGCAACATGGCGTGGGATATCAACACCACAACACGCATACAAGATTCCGAGTGGGTACGCGAACGCGCATACATGAGCTTTAACCAGCTGAAGCGCTGGGAGCAGGAAGGCCGCGTGCAGAACGTTGACCGGCTAAAGAACATCGTCCCTAGCGGCTTATCTGGTACAGCGCGAGACGACTACGAGAAGCGTTTGAAGCGTGCTAGCGGTGACGATAAATGGCGAACCCCATACGCTGACGACAAGTTTTATCAGATTGACGAATGGTATTGCTACCTGACTTATACCGATGCAGCAACGGAACAGGTACGCGGAATTAAAGCACACTTCTTCCTGGTTGAGAGCGAACACCTCTTTATGTTCGAGGAAAACGTTCTAAACCCAAAACGTCATCCATATGTATCCGCTGTGACGGTGCAGGACCCGGAAAGCGTAGCTGGCTTTAGCGTGCTTGAGGCTGTTAAGCCGTTGCTTGAAGCCATTAACGCCTATTCTGCAAAGAATCAGCTTATTGTGGACTGGTGCAGTAATCCGACTATTTTTTACGGCAACAAATCCGGATTATCCGGGCGCACTACGTTTTCTAGGCCGATGGGGATGCAGCCTGTATTGGATGCGTCCGACATCAAGGAATTTGTGCCCAATCCAACAAGCGTGAAGGTGATTCAAGGATACATTGCAATGCTTATCACACAAGCGCGGGAAGCCACAGGAGCGAACGAGCAATTCCAAGGCATTAACGGTAGTGATACAGCCACGGAGTTCCAAGGTTTGCAAGCAGCGGCAGGCAGTCGCTTTGCTGATATTGCGGATAATTTAAATCAAGGTCTAATCGAAGCGTTGGCGCAGGAATGCTATTGGTTCTACCGTCAATTCGGCGTAGATGGGCAGATGGTGGTGCATCCGCAGAGCGAAGAGACAGGCGCGCAGTTAATGTCGAAAGAAATGCTAGCTGGTGAATATCGTTTCAATTCCGCTTCTGTGACGACGGAAAATTATAAGCTTCGTCAGGTGGCAGACGACACGAGTTTTATAAAGATGATGATTGAGGCTAACAACGGTGGGATGCTTGGCGGCACGAAGTATAACTTGCCTAAGCATATTACAGAGATTTCGCTTCCGTTGCGGGGCCAAAAATCTAGCAAGGATATGTTTGTCACTGCACCGTCCATACCAGTGCCATTACCTGCGCCGGTAAATCAGTTGGCGCAAGCCAATCCTATGGGGACACAATGACGCTTGGACAAGATGAAGCTAGAGTTATTTTGAACGAAGCCACCTTGCTTATGCAGATGGCCCGTAGTGATGCATGGCGATTGGTAGAGATGCGTTTGAAGCTGGCTATTGAGGCCAAGCAAGAACGTATGTTAGACCCTCTAGCAACGCATAACGACTTGGTAGCCGCGAGGGAGCGCATCCTTGCCTATCGGGAGCTTTTAGCATTGCCTTCCGACCTGGAAGAACAATCGCATGAAGCTAAACAAGCCTTATCGTCTGAAAGCGAATAGGGCTATTGAATCCACCGGGACTAAGTCCGATTGGAGGCATTGTGAGCGAAGAAATGAGCATGGAACAAATGGCGGCGGCGATTGATGCAGCTGACCAAGGCACACAGGCGGCGGCTGGCGCTGAACAGAATGCCCAAACACAGGGAAACGAAAATGATGGTAATGGGCGTTCCGCTCAGGGTCAGGAACCGGCTTTTGACACGCGTGAACTGCGCGCCTTTATGGAGCAACAGCGCCAATTTCAAAATCGCATAAATAGCGAGCTTGGCGGTTTCCGTAAGCGTGCATCCGAAATGGATAAGTATCTTAACCAAACTAAACAGGCACAAGCGCCAAAGAGCTTTTCGGAGTTACCTGAGCAAGACCAGAAATCAGCGCGAGAATTAATCAAGCATTTGGTCGAACAGGAGTTCGGGGAACGTTTTAAATCCTATGACGGAATGCTAGACGGTTATCAGCTACAGCGACGCAACGAGCGCATTATGGATATTGCGCGTTCGGCTCTTGGGGATAAGTTTGGTGAGCTGGACGGCGAACTAGGCAATGCCTATATGATGGTGAAGAACGCTTCTGAACAAGGCAACCATCAGGCGGAAACATTGCTCAATGAAATCCATAGCACGGAGTCTGGAGTTTATCGCCTAATCGATATCGCCCGTAATCGCTACGCTCAATCGATGCAGACTCAAAGCAACCAAGCGAAGCTGGAACAGGAAGGCAAGGCAAAACGTGCCGCGTCAGGCGTTGGCGGCTCAAAGACAACGCAGAACTCGAACGGCGCTGATGGTTTGCCTACCGATGCGAAGGACCGTCAAAAAGCAATCGCCGATGTACTGGACAAGAACGGATACTTCGGAAGCAAGTAGGTGTAGTGCCTAAAAGGAGATTCAATGGCTTATGATTCAGCAACAAACGTAGCGTATGGCCAGAATATCGAACAGCTGGCGCGCAGTTATTTCAAGCAGATGGCCCAAGACCGTCTGTTTCAGAATTTAGTGTTTTATCCGTTGGGTAAGCACGAAAAGTTGCCGATGAACTCTGGCGGCTCGTTCGTGTTTAACCGCTTCGGCAACATCAACGGCACCACAGCGGCACTGAATGAAGATACGGTGACGGGTGGACAAGTTGCGCTGACCGCTAACACTGCATCTTTGACGCTGGTTCCATATGGCCAGTTCTCGAAGATTACAGAGTTTGCTCAGATGACTAGCCGCCGTGAAGTAACTGAAGATGCTACGCTGTTACTGGCTGATGCGGCTTCGGATACGGTTGACCAGTTAATCCGCGCTGAATTGTTGGCGAATGCTGGTTCATATAAGGGCGCAAGCGGATCTGCCACTACTGCCAGCATCACTACGGCTGATATTTTTTCGCCTACGATGGTACGCCGCCTAGTGTCGAAGCTTGGCGCTAGCTCGGTTCGGCCATTCCGCGACAGTCAGAAATACGCTGGCGTTTTCCACGATTATCAAATCTATGATCTAATGTCGGATACTAGCACTGGCGGTTTCACCGCTACGGCTCAGTATAGCCAGCCTAACAAGATTTGGAATGGTGAAGTTGGCGCTTTAATGGGTATGCGCCTATTGCGTAGCCAGAACATCACTACTACGTCTGTTACGTCCGGCGTGACTGCTTACACTGGCTTCGTGATGGGTGAGAATGCGTTTGCAACTGTGAATCTGGAAAACGAAGCGATTGACATTGTTGTGAACCTTCCCGGTAGTGCTGGCGCGGCTGACCCTTACCGCAACATTGCTACAGTGGCTTACAAGATGTACTTCGGTGCCAAGTATCTGTCCGGCAGTGTGTTAGCCGACAAGAACTCTGCCCATCGTGCATTGAGCGTGTTGACCGCCGTGAGCTTTAACGGCTAAACTGCATGGGTGCTAGGCCTGAACCTAGCACCCATTGCTTTCTTTTTTCCGAGGTTGCAATGGCTAACCCAAACAAGTACAACGACCCTAGTAGTGGTGGCAATATCTACGGCGATATTCCCGAAAGCCCGAACGTGACTGGCAACAACGGGCGTACGCCGGTAAACCCTGCCGCTCAAAACCCGATGAGTTTCAAAATCGAAACTCACAAGGCGAATGCAAGCGTGACGATGAAGGACCCTATCACGCAGGCCTAACCTAATCATAGGAGGCGATGCAATGCACCAGAGCTTGTCACCGCAAAGCGTAGTTAATCGACTGATGAGAATAGACGGCAGGATTAAAGCTGTATGGGGGCCGCTAAAGGTATCGGGGCTTTATAAGCTCGCGCCAGGTCATCCAGATAGCAACGCAGTAGGTTTGCGGTGGATTGGTGCCATTGCATCGCCCCGATGGTTTTCGCGTATACCCGTGAAGGACTTCTTTGATTCACGGGGCGAATATCATCGGGGATGGATGACTACGGTTTCCCTTTTGGTGGCTCATGGGCACATCACAAAAGAAAAAGCAGTAAGTCAGTTTGGGAAAGATTGGCTTGTGCCCGGTATCAGAGGGAAGCTATCAGCCTTGCCGGGCTGGAACGAGAAAAGTAGTTTCGATAAATTGACAGAACGTTTTGGGACCGGTGGAGAGGTGGTAGGATGAAAATTTTTGCCTTCCATTCTGGCTTTAACGGCGTTGCCATGTATCGCGTATGGCAACCGATGAAGTATTTAGCGAAGCTTCCGGGATTCACTGTTAAGGGGCTTCCTTTGCGTTCTGAGCGCGTGAAGTGGGAAGGATTGACCGGCCCTTGCAACGTTCCCGGTATCGGGAGCCATGCGTCAATAATCGAGAACAATGACGTTATTTTTACCACGTTTAAAGCGTCCGAAGAGGATTGCGCCCGGCTATATGCTACGGCGCAAGTGAAAAAGCTAGTCATTGATATTGATGACGATATTTTGAGCCTTCCAACGGATAACCCGAACTATAAGTTTTGGTTTAACGAGGACAACGGGAAGGACGTGTGGGCAGAGATCCCAGAGGATGAAGAGGGAGACGAGAAGTGGCCAGCACTGGCGACTCAGTATGGAGCACGCCTAGAACGGCATCCTAAGACAGGCCGCTTGTGCATGGTGCAAGTAAGGCGGCATCCTTGCGAAATTGTGCTGGATGAATTGTCCAAGGCCCATCTGGTGACTGTCAGTACGGAGGTCATGCGCCGCAAGTATTGCGCATACAACCCCAATACAGTCGTGATTCCGAACGGGATTGATTTTGATAATTTTCCGGTATTATTGGAGCCTAAGAAGGACGGTCTTATTCGCCTTGGCCTATTTGGATCTAATTCGCACTACCGGGACTGGAAAACGATTGCAAAGGCGCTGAAGGCGTTACTGGATGAATTCCCGAACCTTCGTTTGTGCTACAACACTTGGTACCGTGCCACTGGGGCGGCCGGGTCAAGCATGGATGAGCAGGAAAAGGTGCTTTTGTTTCCTGATTTCTTCGACAAGCTTGGATTACGCGAGCATCCCCAAGTGGAAGTGTTCGCTGGTGTTGAAATTGATGATTATTTCGACTGGCTACGCGATAAGCGTGTTGACATTGGTTTAGCGCCTCTGTGTGACTCGGAATTTAACAGGGCGAAGAGCAATATCAAGTATCTTGAGTTTTCGGCCCTGCATATTCCGGGCGTTTATCAGGATATGGAGCCCTACAACGGCGATGTAAGGCCGGGGATTAATGGATTCTTGGCAAATGGAACGGATGAATGGTTGAAGTGTATTCGTAGGCTAGTAGTCGATGCTGATTTGCGCCAGCGCATGGGAGATTCGGCCTATGCCGATGTTAAGGCGCGATACAATCAAGCCGACATTAGCGCAAGATTGGCAAAGATATTAATGGCATTCGAAAAAGATGGAACGTATGAAGAAAATACTGCTAGTGAGCGCCCTGATATTGTTGTGTGTGCAGGGTAACGCTGCAGGAATGCACGTTAGCTTAACCGCTGGCGCTGGATTTGTCCCTAAATTAATAGTGACTCCTACTATTATTTAGGGATTGAAACCACTTTACAGAAAACTCAACATGGCGTTGACTGCAGGTGTAATCATATGCCACGTTGCGTATAGCATTGAATAAGAGGTCATTATGGCCGCGTTGAATGGGCAAAGAACATTAGCGCAGATTATAGCTGAGATTGATTCGCATTTATTCAATCAAGGCTCATCGTCTGCCACGTCATATCCTACGCAGGCTATGATTATTCGTGCTATTAACAAGCATTATATGCGCTTCGCTTCGTTGAGGCAGTGGCAATGGAAGACAGTGGACGGGACCATTAACACAGTAGCTGGCATTGCGCGCATTGCTATGCCGGATGCGTTGTCTATTCCAACTAACCTGAACATCCGCAATATAGGCCAGAACATAGCAGTCAAAACACGTCAAGCGTTCTTGGCTAATTATCCGTTCGGATGGACTAACGTTGGGAATGGTATTCCGGTGATTGCCGTTGAGGCACCGCCAGCGGCTAACAACGCTAGGCAGTATGATTTGTGGCCAGCGCCGGATGCTATATACACCATCAATTACGATGGTTTTTTGCACGTTACGCCATTGGCTACGCCTGCAACGGATATAAGCATCATTCCACCTGAATATGAAGACTATTTGATTCATGCGCCATTGGGTGAGTTATTCACCATGCGTAACGATGCGGCGCGGTCTCAATACCATCAAAAGGAAGCCAAAGAAATTTCGGATAGGGCTTTCTTGGAAAACGAACAGATGATTATGACTATGAATACGGTACGCGGCGATGATATGGTGCAGACGCAAAGCCTAATCTTCCCACTTCACAGGTACTAACCATGGCAACCACTGGAAAATTCAACGTACTAGCAAACTTGAATGGTGGCTTATCGTCTCGCCCATCCCCTTTGATGGTTGAGGCTTCAGCTAGCCAGCGCATGAAGTCGCCGTCGTTGCTGAATTGCGACTTTTTCACAAGTGGGGCTGTTAGGAAGCGGACGGGAAAGAGTATCGTTGGGAACTCATCATCTGCAATGTTTTCGAATTTGACTTCTAGTGTTAGTACGGTTTTTTATAATCACGACGACGACAACGTTGTTCAATTTGACGCGCCTATTTATGGAATGACGTTAGTTTCTCTTTCGGCAAATACGATTTCACGCGTTGTTTTATCATTGGCGTCTTTATCTGGTGTAACAGCACAAGCTTGTATTTTCACTAAAAACGCGGTGAGTTCTTCACCAGATTCACTCATAGCTAACGGATTATCCAATCCCGTGTTTATTGGCACAACGAAGGCCGATTATAATTTTGTTTTTCCTATCCCTCCGACTGTTTCGACGGCTCAATATTACGTAGGGATAGTTTATACTCCATCCGTAAACCAAGATGGCACGTTAAATTTCATCACAGCTTATGGCGATGCGGATGGTGGAGGTAGCAATATTTCTTTCGGGGGTAGCGTTAGTGGTGTGTTGACGTTTTTCCCCAAGAAGTATGACGCTCATAATTTAAGGTTATCGGTTTACGATTATTCAAACACTATCATCCAAGGCATTTACGATTACAGATTTGGAAGCGCACAAACGCAAAAACAAATGCGGTCCAGCAATGGCGCGCTAGAATATAACAACGCCGGAACGTGGACTAGTTTAGGGGGCATAACAAACACAGGCCAAGATAAGCTCATTTCGTGGGCAACGCTGAAGAATATTCTTTTTTGCGCCGGTGACGCTGGAATTTATACATGGAATGGAAGCGGAGCGATAGCAACGCTTGGAGCTAGGCCTAGTGGAACGTTCGCACGAAGCGCCTTAGGTGGAACGGTTACAACCGGAACGTACAAAGTTATGCTTGTTCAGACGATGACCAGCGGCGGCTACCGAAGCAGTCTGGAATATACTGTTACTACTACGGCAGCAACGGACAAAATAGCCGTTACGGCGGCAACGATTCCGGCTGGGCCGTCATGGGATTATGGGACGGCGGCAACGGCTGTTTTTATGACTACGATTGGTGGCAGTACCTATTACAAGCTTGCGTCGGGATCTGTTTCCGTTGGCAATCCTTTGCCGAATGGCACCACTACATTTAACATTACAGCTCCACCTGCAGGCACAGAAAACACGCTATTGCTTGAATACTTGCAAGAACAAGCGTATTTCACGAGCCAAGCTCCAACGCCGACACTGCGTTACATGGCCGCGTGGCAGAACTTCCTTGTGGCCTCCGGCGATGCGAACAATCCAAGCCGGCTATGGTTCTCAGCTCTTGGAGCGCCTCAAATTTGGTCAACCTATGGCGGCATTGGAGGCAATTACCTTGATCTAGATACGAATGACGGCGAAGTTATCACTGGCATAGCTGTTTGGAATGGGAACTTGTACGCCTTCAAGCGGCATAAGGTTTTTGTTATTAATTACACCAGTGTTTCTTCAAGCCCGTTCACGTCTCGCGCTATTTCTTCATCGATTGGTGCTTTGGGCCATTGGGGAATAAAAGACGCTGGAGCGAAAGGGTTATATTTCTTGTCCGAACGTGGCCCAGCTGTGTGCGTAGGAACATATACGTTCGTTGTGCCTAGCGCCGCTGAAATTCTAGACAGGTTCAATCCATCTGAATCGTCATCGTACAACATTACGGCGCTTTCGTTTTCGAGCGCGGCGTTGCATCCAACGAGAAGTGAAATCTGGTGGACGGTTGTGTCGCATTCCTCAACCGTGCGCGACAGGATATTGATTTATGATTACGAAACCGAAACATTCAGAGAATACGAAAGCCAGACTAACGTATTAGCTGAAGTTTCAGACGCTAACTTTGCTAGGTCTTTATGGAGTGGTGGATATTCCGGTGATGTTTATATTCACGATTCATCCGTGAATGACGCTGGCACATCTATCCCGTTTTACGTGGATACTCCACTGCTTCAGTTCGGCAGTCCGTTTTTTAGAAAAGTATTGCAACAAGTTTTCGTTGCTGGTAATGTTTCAACAGGAATACTTTACTGCGATGTTTTTTTAGAAAACAGCACCACGCCAAGCATGACGCTTCAATATGACATGAGCTTGGCAGATTTCAAGGCAGGCCAATCCGTAACGTGTGGCTTAATAGGCCGGATGTTTCGGTTGCGTCTACGAAACTCTGACTATGATGTACCGGTTGAAATTGACGCCTTCGGCCTCAATTTCAATGTTACAGATAGTCAGTATTGAGGCGCAAATGGACTTACTTGATGTATGGTCTAAATCATTAACGGCAGAGCAAAAAGACCAGCTTCTGAAAGATAATTTTCAGAAGCTGGATGTAGCTACACAATTTAGTGGGTTTAGTGTTGTTTCTTCAATCGTTACAACTTCCACGAAAACACTCACAACGTCTTTTAGCGACTTTCGGCCATTCACTACGTCATTTGACGCTTCGGGTGGTCTATATATTTTTGTTGTGAAATGTAATGTGCATGCAGTGCATACAGCCTCAATAGATGTTACATCTAGTTTCGTGGTGGATAATACAGAGCGCGATAAATCTGTATGGCACGGCTACAATCAAGACGATACAGCTCAATTCTTTATTCTGTTTCCACTGACACTATCGGCTGGAAAGCACAACGTTAAACTGAATTTAAAGTCGTCTGCTGGAACAGCTACTGTAAATGATAACTCCAATTCATCGGCCCTTTATATCATCGAATTAAGAAAGGGATAATATGGCTTATCCTACTCTTAAAAAATACAATCCGAGCGATTATGCAGGTTTTGCTGATTCTGGCTTATACAGGGCATTACATGACAATGCATCCTCAAATAATGTCACGTTTGCCAATGCGGCTAGTAGAGTTCCGGGCGCTGGTAATATTGATGCCGGGTATTTGAACGAGGCGGCATTGCGTAATGCGCGTGGGAACGATGAAATTGCTAACGAAAAGCAACGCATGGCTCAATGGCAAAAAGCAAACGATGATGCCGCGTTTAGCTATGCGCTGCAGAAACAGGTAGACGATGCGCAAAACAATTTCTTTTTGACGTTGGCAGGCGCTGGCGCTGGATATGGACTGGGAGCATGGAAAAATAGCCGTTTCAAAAACGCATTGCGAAAGGCTGGGCTTGGCCAAGCGTTAAACCAAGAAGATAACATGAATGGAATCAGCCCCGAATATGACCTTTACTAGAGGTGTACTATGAGCTTCCTATCTGAACAGCTTAATAACGTTGTACCTTCTCTAAACCCGTTTAAAGGCACATCTTGGGATGACCCGTTTAAAGGCGTATCTTGGGATAAGCCTTTAGGTGATTCCGGAAACTTTTTCAATACTTGGTCAGGTAGCGATGCACTGCATAATGCTACTGGCGGTTGGGCAGATTCGTTCACCAAGCCTAATTTCGAGTTAAATTTACTTAATGCCATTCGTACAGGTGAGGGTACGCCTTGGGGACCTGGTGGAAAAAAGGGTTTCGAAAATGTTCCCGGATTTATGCCAAACTTCAACCAAAGCCTTGGTGGTGAATTGGGTAAAAAGTGGAATGAATTATACGATAGAATTCAAGGCGGCGTTGATGACGCATTATTTACAGGTGCGGGTACGCCTTGGGGAGCGGGTGGTGAAAAAGGGCTGAAAAATATTCCCGGTACTTTGCCAAACTTCAACCAAAGCCTTGGCGGCGATTTTGGTAAAAAGTGGAATGAATTATATGATAAAGTTCAAGGCGGCTTTGATGATGCATTATTTACAGGCAAACAAACTCCATGGGGAGCGGGTGGTGAAAAAGGGCTGCAAAATACAGCACCTTTAAATTTCGCTAACATTTTCGAGCCTACCTATGGGTGGCAAAAAACTATGGATGATGCTTTCAATCCTCCGGGAGAGTACACGCCGGGCAGTTTTGACGAAGACAAATACACGTCAAAAGACTACTCTGAGACTGAGCGCGATTTACGAACGAAGATTGCTCAAAATTTATCACGTCAACAAAATGATATTGTTGCGTCTAACCAAGGACGCGGGACGTTGAATAGTGGTTCTGCTTCTATGGGGCTTTCAGATGCTTTAAGCGCTTCAAATACAGCAAATCAAGACTTGGCCTCTTATATTGCTGGGCTTCAATACCAGGATAAGAAAAACCAGTTTTATGCCGACGAATACAACAGACAGCAGAAGTATTTAGACCAACTTGATAGGTATCGTACAGGCCTAAGCACGCTTGGGAGCACTGCGGGTGCAGTTGCGTCTCTCGTATTATAATTGAGGTGACGTGATGACTGACTTTGCTTCTGCATTGATGCAGGGTATGCAAATGGGAAATACCCTGTACAACAATATCCAAGATAGGCCGCTTAAGCGCGCCATGATGCAACAGCAGATAGACTCCCTTCAAAATAAAAACGAGGGTACGGTTGATGCTGGCGTGTTGTCACCTAAGCTTGCAGGCACTCGCGTACCGGTTGCATCTGCACTGCCGTTTTTATTAGCTAAACAAAGCAGCAAGAATGGCGGGGAAGAAATGCCGGTTGGTTTACGGTTGAAGCCGGGCGAGAGATGGAACCCTGAACACGCAAATGTTGAAGCCGTTCCCGGTTCTGACTTATTCATTCAGCAAAAACAAAAATACGGCAAAGATACTGGCGCGATAAATTCCTTGAATACCAAAGCGAACCTAGGCATTTCAAAAGTGGATGAATTACTTGCCCCTGGGAATGCTGAAGGCTTAGCTAATTCGTTTGGTGGTTATAACGCTCTTTTGACGCGCTATATGCCAACGGATAAAACAGCTAAAGCCAGAAACACACTTGAGAGCCTGAAAAACAACATGAAGATGGCGGGTCTAGAAATGGCACGAGCTGGCGGCTCAATTGGTGCCATGACTGAAGCAGAATGGGGTATTGTTGAAAAACAAATAGATTCCCTGAATCCGACACTGAGCGAAAAAGATGCGCGTCTAGTGCTGGAAAGTATTCGTGATGGATTTGAACGCATCAAAGCGGATGCCCAAGAAGCCTATGATGCTAAATGGAGTGGCACACAATACCAACGTCCCACAGTGTCAGAACGTCAACCTCAATCTATCAATCCACCTACACAGCCGCGAGCTAGAGCGCTAGAACCAGCGCCTACTGCGCGCCCGTCCTTAGACAATATCTTCGGCGGTTAAAATGGCATTCTCAATGGAAGCCTTAGAAAAGGCCCGAAAATCAGGGTACACCGATGATGAGATATATGGACATCTCGCGCAATCAGATTCCCGTTTCGCAAAGGCGAAGGAAGCGGGGTATTCGCTCGATGCGGTGGCCAAACACCTCACGCCTGCGCCAGCTTCGGTGTCTGGTGGTCCAAGCACTATGGATAGGATTAAATCAGCGGCGAACGCGGCATACCAACAAACACCGCTTCCAGACTTGGCCCATTTAGGCGCGCAGATGATAGGCCAAGAGCCTATTAATTTAGCCAATACGGGCGGGGCGCTTGGGCGTACGGCATTGCATGGTGTATCGGCATTGTTGGCACCGGAATTATATGTTCCAAGCGTGATAGCTTCAGCGGGAACTGCGGCTGGAGTAGAGAATACGGCGCTTCCAAGCTGGATGAAGGCTGTTTTGCCTATGGCGGCTGGCGTGGGTGCCGGTAAATTTACCCTTCCGACTGCTCAATCGGCTAACATGGCGCGGGGAATTGTGCGGTCATCCGAATTGCCAAATTCAGCTAAGTCTGCAATGGAATCGTTAATTCCTTATCGCCCATTAGCGGCGGCCCCAACCACAAGGGAGCTACCCGTAGGAACTTTTGGCAAACTGTCACCGGCTCAACAGCAGATAGCGCAAGGTTTGAAGGGCGTTACGCCTGAAATGGAACGCGAGGCAATGGGCCGGTCATCCAATCCCATCCAGGTACTTGCGCGCAAGCAGGCCGAATCGTTCGAGGGTAATCTCGGAAAGACGTTGCAGAGCGCCGGAAAGATTCAAGACCCGACGACGGCGGCAAGTCTATTTCAGGGCAAATTTGAATCAGCTCAAGAAGCGGCATCTAATGCTATGCGGTCGATTGATGATATGATTGCTAAAGCTGACGCTTCAAAGGTAACGCAAGTAAATCCTGTTACCGTTAAGCAGTCTATTATCGATGCGGTACGTGAAGCCGGTTGGAAAGTGAATGATAAGGGTAAGATTCAAACCGATTTAACCGCAAAGGGATTTTCTGCCCCTGCGGCTAGTGTTATGCAGAAATATATTGATGCCGTTGGAAAGGCTAAGAGCGTTACGGATTTACGCAATCTTCGCCAAAACTTCGGCCAAGAAATTTATAAAGCCGGTCAAGATTCAGGAGTTCCATCGAACATTATCCGCAATTCTGTGTATGGCGCGTTAAGTGGAGCTGAACAATCAGCTTTGCCAGCTCCACTAGCTAGGGCGTTGAAAGCTAATAATGCCAAATATGCTGGCCTGAAATCGGCTGAAGACGTCGCCTTACTCGGTAAGCCATTAGAGAAAGACCCTATCAAGTTTTGGGATTCACTTTTAACAAGCGCCCAAAACGATAAGGACTTCTCAAACAAGCTTACTAAGTTTGGGGAGCAGACTGGAATAAAACCGGATGAATTGCGCTCCGTTGCCGTGTCGAATATTTCGGACAAGGTTAGAAGTGCATTAAATGCACCGTCCCACGATGACATTGGGCGTTTAACATCGGCTGTTTCCGTACTGGAAAAAGAGATGAATAGAATCCCGGCTAACTCACGCGAAGCTTTGCTTGGGGATTCGTATCATAAATTAAAGGGCATTGTCGCTGAGGGACGGACGGTGCGTGAGTGGGCGTCTAAGTTGCCTAATGGTTCAGAAACGGCGCGTAATATCATCCCTCAAATGCTGGATAAGATAGGGAACGTTGCTGACGCTGTTATTCCGTATGGCGTCGGGAAAATGGCCGGAAACGTGATAAGAAAAGCATCATCTGCGGCTAGTGATGCGTCTATGGAGCGGTATTTGAATCAGCCACCGCAAGCGAAGGATGACTTGAAGTACCTTAAACTGCTTGGATTAACGCCAAGCGTCACACAAGCTACGAGGTAGAAAATGAATGAAGAAATAGAATCGTCTTTCAGCCGCGCGTTAGGTGGAAAGGGCAAAACAGATAAAGGCGAATCGAAATTAGCATCCGCGCTTGAATCGGTGGCTAAATTTTTGCGCGTCAAGCGTGGAAGTGCGTCTACCACCAGCCGATATAGAAATGCTATGCAAGAAGCTGGCCTTGGAGACGATGAAACCGGAATTGAACACTAACCCATGGAGGGGCACTATGCCGACAAGTGAAGAAACGGAAGGCGAAAAAATTGGAGGGTTTCTACGGGGATTTTTTCTTGGCCTGTTCCGTGGCCCACACGGCATTATGCTGCTGTGTGTGCTTGTCGGCAATGCCGTCTATTTCGGCCCCCGGTGGGCAGATAAGCAGTCCGCTGTGTATTGGGAAGACAAAGATATTCAGCAGATGATGAGAGAGACGATTAGGCAAGAGCTGGCACCAAATACGCGTAAACTTGACCGTGTAGCGGTCATGGTCGATGCGATGGTGCGCGCACAAACTGCAAGCACGCGTCTTAGGGTGTTAGAAGAAATGGCCCAATATGATTCTCGCCAAAAGGTGAACCCGTGAATCTAACTAGGCACTTCACGCTTGAAGAAATGACGCAGACAGACAAACGAAGTTTGCAGGCAAAGAACAAACAAGAGGCCGTGCCTTACACGACTATGCTTATGCGTGTTTGTTCTGATTTGGGTGAACCTATCCGTTACTTGTTTAATGCGCCGGTGATTGTGCATAGCGGTTTTAGGTGCCAAGAAGTTAATGCTGCAATTGAAGGAAGCCCCACTAGCGAACATATGCTAGGCCGGGCAATGGATTTTCACATTCTTGGATATCGTGACGAGGCCGGATTACGTTACTGCCTAGAAAAAATCTTGAATAGCGATATAAAGTTTCATCAGCTTCTGATTGAAGGCGGGTGCCTTCATATATCTTTGCCACATGACGGTGAAATTGCAGGCGAAGTAGCGTATTGGGAAGACGGACAAAAACAGGTCATAAGACCAAGGGAGGCGTAATGCCGGTGCTATTTGACACGGACGAGACAATCAAAATTGTTGATGCTGGCCAAGCTATCTTTACTAGGTTTGGCAGCACGCGCATTTTGGCGTTGGCGCTTACGTTGCCTTTTTTGACCGTGTGCGCATGGTTGGATAAAGCTATGATTGTGTTCTATTCGACGTTAGGAGCTACAGCATTCGTCGTTACGTTGTACAGCTTGCATATTCGCCCACACGCTGACAAGGTGGCACAATGAAGCTAGGATTGGTCCTCGTAGGTGGTGGAGCGTGTGGAGAGTTTCAGGCCGGGGCGCTTTACTCACTGTGGCACGCTGGCATTATTGACCGTGCCGAGATTATCGTCGGCACGTCCGTTGGTGGCTTGAATGCGTGCATATTGGCTAAGGGCTTGCTTATGGGCCATGGTGCCGAAGAGCTTAAAACGCAATGGGCGAAAATCACAAAAAATAGCGATGTTTTCACGCCAGATATTAGTGGGGCGTGGTGGCGAAACGCGTTTACCTATCTAGGCATCGCTAAAGACTTTTTCACAGGTCCAGCGGCATTCGATAACGCGCCACTACGGAAGCGAGTTAATGAGGCGTTGGGTGAATCATATACAGACGATTTGAAGGGCAAGCAGATAGCCGTGCGCGCATACCATTACGGCAGTGGATGCGTGCATACGTTGCAAGGTCGACTGCAAGACATGGCACTGTGTACATCTGCTATTGAGGGTGTGTTCCCGGCTCATCTAGGTTATGGTGATGGTGGGGCCGGTGACAATGCGCCGATCGATACCGCTATTGAGCTAGGGGCAACGCACGTTTTGATTATCTATTGCGGACCTGAAGGCGTATTTGATGGCGTTAAAATTCGTCGCGTTGAAAAATCAACGCCTAATCCGCCACAGACGACGGGACTTAAAAACGTCCTGACAGTCGCCCAACACATTACGCAAGCGAATGAGGATCTAGTCTGGAATGCCGCCCAAGCACACGATGGTGTGGACTTTATCCACGTCTTCCCAAACGAGGATACAGGAAATTTTCTAGACTTCAAAAAGCGCGGCTTATGGGAGCTTGGCGAGGAATACGGGATGCAAGCTGTTTTGCAAATGCAGTCTATGGGTTGGCTCTAAGCTAAGGTCTATTCGCTCCCGTCTCTCAGCGGGTGAACTCCGCCCCTGCATTCGGCCTTGTGCTGGATGCAGGGGCTTTTCTATATGGCCTAATTTGGAGCTAGAAGGCATTTATAATTCAGTAAAAAGTCAATGACGTGTGATTGATAGGGCAAGAAATATATTTCGGTCTAAAAAAAGAAATTCAGTGACAAAATATAATTCTGTGATATATATGTATTGGTTAGCGCATTTCGCGGTTCCGTCCAGCGTGGGCATTGGCAGGGGTGTTAGTGTCGTCGTAAAAGGACCGGCCTAGGGGGACGGCTACTAGGCCGCTAACATATTT